GGCAACCTCTGGTATGGCACCACGGACCAGGAAAGGTACGCCTACGACAGCTCGCGCTCCAAGTGGTTGTCGGTTACGACCTACGAAGCGCATTTCGGGAGGGACGGAACGCTAACCGCCAACCACTACATGCGTGGCCCGGGTGGCTTCGACTACGACACCAGCGTCCAGAATGGTCACCCGATGCGCTACGACACGACGGTGATCGCGGCCTGGGGGAGCGCGGCTTCAGGCGGAACCTCCGGCTGGAACCATCGCATCATGAGGTGGGATGACTCCGCGGGGGCCAACGGCGTCGCGGCCAGCTACGCGCCGTCTGGCACCTACACCCGCTGGCAGAAGACCGACTTTAACGTCGACTACGACGCTAATGATCTTCTCGCGTTGAACATGTTCGACCTGGGCTCCGCAACCGGAGTTTCCAACCACACCGCCGTCATTGCTTACAAGCGCCGCGCGTCATGAGCATCGTCAACTGCACGAACTTCATTTAATGCCTGCTCCCGACCAAATGCCGCCTTCCGACCTTCTACAGACCATGCTGGTCGCAGTAGGCACATCGCTCGCAGCGGCAGTCACGTACCTGTTCAAGCTCGTGATGGATCTGTCTCGCAGCCAAGCGCGGCAAGCAAAAGAGATCGGAGAGCTCCGCGGGCAACAAGACGGCATCCGTCACCTCTCGCAGGAAGTACTCGAGACCGTCCGCAAGGCGGTGCAGTCGCCGAACGACTGATCTCAACCGAACACCCAAGAAGCCTCAAGGCAGCGGGTCCACCAAGGTGGGTAGCCCGAGGACGCCAGAGCGGCATCGCGGGCTAAACCCCCCTTCTGTCTCCTCTGACACCTTTCCCAAGCTAATCCAATGGCTTTCCCCCAAGACGTCCAGCCGACGATCCCGACCGCAAACCAGCTGTCTGGCGATCCCCTCGACCTGGCGCTCACCATGTTCTCCGGCGAGGTCCTCGCCGCCATGATGGAGAACAACCAGTTCCTCGCCCGCACCCGCTCGATGAACGTCGGCGCTGGTGCGTCCCACCAGTTCCCGCTGATCGGCAAGGCCACCGCGCGCAAGCACAAGCGTGGTGAGTCCCTGCTCGACACGGTCGACCCTGCAAACGTCTACCTTTCGAACATTGAGAGCGCCGAGAAGAAGATCTCGGTCGACCGCCCGCTCATCTCGAGCTTCACGGTGGACGACTGGGACAGCCTGATCGCTCACGCTCCCTTCCGTTCGGAGTACGCGTCTCAGGTCGGCTACGCTCTGTCGCGTGGCATGGACAAGCAGATCGCTCAGGTCCTGGTCTTGGCTGCCCGTGCATCTAACCCGTTCACCGCGGCTGAGAACGCGGGCCGTGGTGGTATTACCATTACCGCAGCCAACATGGACACGAGCGCCACGGTCATGCTTAACGCGATGCGTGACGCTGCCATCGAATTCGAGTCCAAGGACGTTCGCTCCACGGACATCGCATTCGCGGTTCGCCCGTCGATGTACTACCAGCTTGTTGCTGACGGGTCGTTCCTGAACGTCGACAAGAACCCCGGTGGTAACGGCTCGCAAGCCAGCGGCATCATCGACCGCGCCTACGGCTTCGAGATCTTCATGTCCAACAACATCCCCAGCACCGACGTGGATGCGGACACCCGTACGGGTGTGGACTACAACACCTACAACGGTGACTTCACCAGGACCCAGGCCATCGGCTTCCACCGAGACGCCGTCGGCACGGTCTACCGCGAGGGTGTGACCGTCGAGACCGACCGTCTCACGGAGTACCAGCAGGATCTCGTTGTGGCCCGCCTCATCAGCGGCACCGGCATCCTTCGTAGTGAGTGCGCCATCGAGCTCGCCCTGCCGACTCCGTGATTTCTGACCCCTCCTCCTGAACCATGAGTCTGACCAAACTTCAAGCCGTCAACCGCATCCTCGTTGCCTGTGGGCAGAAGCCCTCCAACAGCCTCGAGGGACCGACGAGTGCCACGACGCGTATGGCCGTTGCGGTCCTTGAGGAAACAGACCAACAGGTTCAGGGGGAGGGGTGGCACTTCAACACCAACCCCAATCACACCTTCTCTGCCGATGGTGTGACTGGGGAGGTGGCAATCCCTGCGGGGACCGTGCGCTTCAAGGCGTACGACTACCAGGGCCTGACGGTCCGTGGCGACAAGCTCTACGACCGTCACCGCGGGACGTTCGACATCGGCCAAGCCGTGACCGGCTGCCTCGTCCTGTACATCGACTTCGACGAACTGCCCGAGCAAGCCAAGGAGTACATCACCTGCCGCGCGGCCCGAAAGATGTACACGCGCACCGTGGGCTCGCAAGACAGCGCACGAGCTCTTGCGCTTGAGGAGTCTCAGGCTCGAGGCGCGCTGATCAACCACGACATCGAGGAGGGTCAATACACGATGATGGACGACCCGACGTTCCCGTGGATCACCGGCTCGCACTACCTTCCGGCCACCGTTCGCAAAGCCCCTCGCTACTGATCTATGCCGACCTACTCCGTCCAGGTGCCGACCTTCCTAGGAGGCATCTCTCAACAGTCTGCTGCCATCCGTCAGTCCAATCTGGTCGAAGAGGCGAGCAACGTCGAGTTCATGGCGACGGAAGGTACGATCAAACGCTACCCCACGAAGTGGATCACCAGCACTGAGGCAGACCTGTCGGGCTACAAGATTGCCCCGATGGAGCGCGATGACGCAGACTACATCGCGTGCTTTGGCGATGCGGATGTTCGCGTGTACGACACGGACGGTAACTCAATCCCGATCTACGACAAGGATGACAACCTTGCTGACGCGGCGGACTACGCGTACCTGAGCGGAGCGACCTACGACGACATCCGCTACCACATCCTGGCGGACACCATCTTCACGCTGAACCGCCAACAGGTCGTGGCGGAGACTGCGGGCCGCACGTTGATCACCAACATTACGCCGAGCGAAGCGGGACTATTTGTCAAGCAGAACAACTACGGAGTCGAGTACACGGTTGAGGTCAAAACGTCTTCGATGGGTTCGGCGGTCAAGGTGGGCTTCCGCACGCCTAACGCAAGCTTCAACCAAGCGCCTGCTAGCAACTCGTTCACGGCGACGCCACAGCAAGCAGCAGGGACGTCTCCGTTCTCCCTAGGGTTCCAGTGCAACTCGCTTGACGACCTCAAAATCCGAGTCAACGGAACAAACGTCCCTGACAAGTACGACCAGTTTGAGTTCGACCCAGGCGCCGTCGGCACCGGCAACCCAGGTGGCCTTCTTTACCACACAGGCTCTGTAGTCAACTCAAACGACACGGTCTTCGTTGAGCTCCCGACAACGACGGCGATCAGCTTCTTTCTTGATCCTTCGTACGTTCGTCGCCGCCTAGCCGTCTTACTTCTTGCTGATCTGCCGGCTAGCGTCCAAACTGTCAGTGGCGAGATTTCGGATTCTGCGCTACGACTCAGCACGAACGACGACATCGAGATCTTCGAGGTCACCGACTCCCAAGCAAACACGTTTATCTCCGGTTGGACCGATCGGGCCGAGAGGATCTCTGACCTCCCCACGCACTACCAGCACGGTGCTGTCGTTCGCATCACCGGAGGCAACACAAGCGGCGAAGACGACTACTACGTCCGCTTTGCCACGGACAAGTGGGTCAACAGTTCCCTGTACCCTGACAACTTTGATTCGCCTGCGTGGGGCTGGGGCCAGGGCTCTTGGAACGAGACCACGAAGCCTGGCCTGAGTACGGGCAACTTCGACAACACCACGATGCCGCACCGCCTCCAGCGCGAGGTCGACGATGCGTCGGGTACGGTCACTGGTACACCGAACCAAATCTTCTTCCGGTGGGCACCTGTCGAATGGGACGGGCGAGAAGCAGGCGATGAGGAGACCAACAAGTCTCCCGCCTTTGCTGGCGAGAAAATCAACGACCTGTTTGTCATCCAGAACCGCCTAGGCTTTCTAAGCCAAGCCGAAGTGTCCCTGAGCCAAGCGGCATCCATCGAGAACTTCTGGCGCACCACGGTTCTGTCTCTTCCCGGTGACGAGCGGATGAGCTTCACCGCGTCTGACTTGGACGGGGACACGCTGCGCCACGCCATTCCGTACGACAAGCAGCTTCTGATCTTCTCGGAGCTCGGACAGGCCGTGGTCTCAGGCAACCCCACGATCACGCCGCAGACCGTGCAGGCTCCGATGCTCTCGAGTTACCGGACGTTCCGCAATGTCAAGCCGGTCTCTACGGGACGCTCTCTGTTCTTCGGACAGTCTTCGGGCAAGTTCGCCTCCATCCGAGAGTTCGCGCCAGGATCCAACACAGAGCGCCTGCTGGACCAAGAAGCAACTCTTGCGGCCCCGCGCCTCGTGCCGTCAGACTTGGTTCGTATGACCGCTGGTTCGTCAGCCAACATGCTGGCGTGCTTGAGCGGCAACCGTGAGACCATCTACCTGTATCAGTACCTCCGCGCAGGAAGCGAGCAGGTGCAGGCAGCGTGGACTACGTGGACCCTGAAGGGGACTGTCGACGACATCGCGTTCATGGACGAGCGTCTGATCCTGCTGACGACTCGAGACAACGTCACGCACATCGTGAAGATGGAGCTCGGCCCAGGTCGCGCAGAAACCGGCCAAGACTTTGTCATCCGTGCTGACGATCAGGTCGAGCTCACGTTTCAAAGCTACGACCCAGCCACCAACAGGACGACTCTGCAAGCTCCTGTTGGATGGACGTTCGACGCTACCGAGGATCTTGTGGCAGTGATTGCCGGCGAGACTGAGAGCGACTGGGGTCCCTACGAATGGGGCACTCCCTTGCCAGTTGTGGGCCGCCTCACAGAGGACCGCACGGTTCAGGTTTCTGGCGACCTTGAGGGCTACACTGTGCTTGTTGGACGTCCGTACGAAGCACGCCTTGTCATGTCCAAGCCGCTGGCTAAGAACAGGAACGGCGCAGCGATCTTGGGTGGCTACCAGATGACTCGTCGCATGCGGGTCTTCTTGGACGACACGGGCTACATCAAGAGCACCGTGTCCTACGTCGACTCCGACACATCGGAAGAAGAGTTTCTCAACGACGTCACGGACGTTGCTGACTTCTTCCCCGGACTCCTCCGCAGCGGGGAGATGGAGATTGGTATCCACGCCGATATCGACGACTTCAAAGTCACCCTCTCCAGCGACTCGACCCTTCCCTTCAATCTCGTAACAGGTACATGGGACACCAGACTGGAAACCAGGCACCCGATCATCTGATCCTGACCGAAGCGCATCCTGACTCCATCTTCTGGATGACGCAGGACCTCCGAGATGAGGAGTACGAAGAGGTCCTTGTGGTCGCCGAGGAGCCGCTTCAGCACAAGTGGAAGGCTCCGATCTACATCTCCGACATGATGGAGAGCTCGGACGGCTGCATGGTGATCTCAGGCGGCTCGAGCGATCGAGCTCTAGGAGTCTTCGGGTTCGGTCTGTGGCCTGACGAAGCCAAAGGGGACACCTCCGACCCCGCAGCGTACATCTGGATGATCCCGACCAAGCGGCTCATGCAGAAGCATCTCTTCGCTCTGACTCGGCAGTTTCGAAAGGATGTGCTCCCCCGCCTCCTCCAAGACTACCCGTCAATCGGCAGCTACGTCATGGAGAGGAACACTCAACTCATTCGCTGGATGCGAGCCGCTGGGTTCAAGTCCGTTTGCGCCGTCACCGAAGACGGTCATCCCTTCCGTCTCATGGTCACTAGGAGGTCCTGATGGGCATTATCGACGCCGCGATGCGAGCCTCGGACATCGCTAAACAAGCCGGCCAAGAGGCTTTCGATCAGTATTACAAGCCGAAATTCGCTTTCCCTAGTATCAACCCGTTTGCGTTGATGGCGACACTTGCGGCAGTGCAGGGAGTTGCCAACTTCTTTATTGGGCGCGATAACGCCAAGGCACAGCTCAAGTACCAAGAGCAGCTTGCGCGTGACACCGCCGACGCAGTTCAGGTCGACCTGACCAATGCGTTCAATTCCATTGGTCGACGCAGCATTCAGCAGGACCGCGCAGCTGCTCGACAGACTGCTCAACTGGTTCGGGAGTTTCGCCAGCGCGCGGGGATGGTTGAGGTCCAAGCGGCTGGCAGCGGCGTCGAGGGAGGCGCTGTCGAAGAAGCCCTGATGGACCTTCAGGCACAGCAAACGCTTCGTCTTGCGGTTGTGCGCGAGCAGCGCGAGACGCAGCGGTACGCGACCCAGGTAGAGAAGGAGGCGCTCGCCACCCGTGGCTACCAGCAGATCCGTCAAGCTGCCGGCGGCCCTGTCGCGATGCCTGATCCTATGAACGCTCTATTCCAGATTGGTGGACAGCTTGCTGAGACCTGGGCCATGTCTACAGGAGTAACCCCCCAATGAGGCAAGACCCTCAACCGCTGACCTTCATTCAAAACCGAGAGTCGTACCCCTCGCAGACGGGAGGACCTGTACTCCCCGCGGGCGCTACTCGAGGCTTTGTCCAGAAAGAGCAGATCGATCTCTCTGGGTTTGTCCGAGCTCTCCAAACGGAGGGCGAGGAGTTCCGCGACATGGTGCAGGAAGCGGAGACCAAGCTTGGCCGACGCGTTGCGGAGATGCAGGAAGCGGGGATGGACACGGACGCCATCGTCAAGCAGTTGATGGGTGGCAAGAGCGACATCCGCAACGCGAAGAAGATTGCCTCGGAGATCCAGAAGCGTGGGCTCGAGGCCGTCGACAGCCCGTGGTTCCAGCTTGGCCTCACGGGGCGGAAGGCGCAGTACGCAATGCGTAGCTACTTCTCCGGCATCAAGGCGGACGAAACCAACATGGCGTTGTACGCCGGCATGATCGCAAACGCCGACGCCGGCACTAGGGGCGAAAAGATGGCGGAGGTCATGGCGGAGATCCAGAAAGGCGCCGTCGGTGTCATGCTCGAGTTCGGCACCATTGGTCAGTCGGCAGCCGAGGAGGCGATGATCAATGAGATGAACAGCTTCCGCAGCGAGCTCCTTGGGCGCTCGAGGAAGCGGCAGACCGTTCAGCACCGTCAGCTAGTCCAAGAGAGCATTGCTGACATTGGCGACAACTTCATCAACGACGCCTTCGACACTGAGACCAAGACCTGGAACCCTGACCCTGCGGAGGTGTGGAAGTTTCAAACCGCGCTGATGATCGAGAACAAGCGGGTCATCACCGAGGGCATCCTGAACCCGCAAGAGATTGTTGACGGCCTACGCGGCACCGCCGCCGAGATCGCGAACAAGTTTGGAGACAAGGCCGCTGCCGAGTTCTTGAGCATTGCTGCTGCGACGGAGAACCCGAAGAACGGTCGAGACCTCTTCCAAGGCGACCTCGCAAGCGCGATTCAGGGCGACATCAGCCGCTTCGAGCATCGAGCGGAGCAGGACCTTGAGAAGACGCAGGAGTTCAACGGGCGGATGCGCTCCAACGCGAAGAACCTGATTGCGAGCACTCCGATCGGCCAGCGGATGCTCCGAGCGCGAAGCCCCGAAGCCGTGCGCGATATCGTCAACAAGGAAATTGAAAGGGTCGTAGAGGCGACCGAAAACGGGGAGGACCCTGGCTACCCCGAAGCGTTCCAAGGCAACGCCGATCTCCAGTTGTTCTACCTGGACGCTCTGGACGAGTACGCGAGCGAGAAGATGCAGAGCGCCCGCACGACGAACGTCGTTGAGCGTGAGAACGTCGAGTCGCTAGTGAACCTCGCGGCGGTGACCGGGGACTATTACGGGGCTATCGACGAAGCGTACGCGGTTATTCGGGAAGGGGTGGAAGGCGGCGCGCTTGCAGCCTCCGACGCCAGGAACCTGCTAGCCAAGATTAACCAGACTATGGAGACTCAGCGAGTCACGAACAAAGACAAGGTCTGGTCAAGGGTGCAAAGCAACATTTATGAAATTCTGCGCGAGCACTTCTCTCCTGGGTCCTTCGAGACTAACGGTCGCGTAGCGCCAGAAGAGCAAGCTCGCATTGATCGGGAGATGAGAGCCATTGAGATGGACATTCTTGCGGATGTAGACGATGGGCTGCAAACCGAGAACGAGACCCTTCGTATTGTTGAGGAATACATCAAAAGCACCCGCGCCTCGTTTGGCAGCAAAGTCGTACTAGAAGGCACACAGGTCCCCCGTGAAGAAGTTCGTGTCGGTGACGTTGCATTCAGCCGCGAAGACTACGACGCTCTTAGTAGGGAGATGCGGGCACCCTCCGAGGGCGCTTCGGCAGTCTTTGACTTAAAGAGCAAGGCGCTGACCCTAGGCGGGCAGCCTCGAAGGATTGTTGACGACAGCGAAGGCGGCAACTATCTGCTCCCTGGGATGAACACGCCGATTCGCGCCATGGAGGGCGAAATCATTCGCTTTCGCAGAAAAGACTACGAGCGTCAGCTTAGAGACCCCACGGTTGAAACATCTCGATCGATGTTTGTCAGGTCCGCTAGGAAGTTCATCAAGACGTCCAAGCTTGAAAACACTGAAGTTCGCGGCGCCATTCTCGGTGACGGCCTTGGAAAAATAGGACTTCTAAGCAGCACGGCCTACGTCGCCATCCAAGATGGAAACCTTGACCTTGCTAAGTCCGAGTACGTTCGAACGCGCTACGGGCTTAAGGGCGCAAACGTGCCTCAAGGCATGAAGGACAGAGCGGCAGCGGAAGCTGAAGAGCTCTTTGCGGAGGACGTCAACCTCGACAACGTCTCAGTCTTCGCGCTTCGCTTCAACGACTTCGTTGACGCTGAAAGGTACGTTGACGTTGACCCAGCTACGGACCGCATCTCGCTATCCGCCAAAGCTGATCCTGAGCTCGTCGACAAAGCCAGATCCGTCCTCTTCACCGCCGGTCTCAACGGAGACAGCGATGCTCTCGTAGCCAAGTTCTTCGACGTTCAGAGAATCATCTGGAGTTACTGATGTCCTACTACCGCACAGACCTTGAGCAGGAGTTCGGGCCGTCGGCTGCGAACACCAATCCGAACCCGTTCTTCGGAGGTGTTGGAGACATCGCGCAGGGCGCCATGTACGGGGTCGCAGAAAGCGCGCACTCCGTCTGGAACCTGCTGGACTCCATGACGTTCGACATGCTCCCCGACTGGGACGAGCAGACCATCATCGAGGCGCCGACCTCGACGCTTGGCGCTATGGCCGGCGGCATCACGCAGTTCGTGGTGCCCTACATGGGAGTAACCGGGGCGATCGGCATGGCGTCCAAGGCGGCCCTGAGCCTCAAGTTCCCTAACGGTGTCGTGCGGGCCCTGAACTACTTGGACGGCAACCAAGCGACCTCCATCGCTCGCAGCGTCCAGGCAGCGCGCCTGAAAGGTAACGGCGCGCTGGGGATGGCCCACATGGCAATGGGAGCCGCTGCTGGCAACATGGGACGCTCGGTGCTCAAAGGCGCCGTGACGGACTTCATCGCCTTCGAGGGATCTGACGAGCGCCTGAGCAACCTGATCGAAAAAGAGCCGTCGCTGGCAAACCCGATCACCGCGTTCCTCGCTGCTGACGAGGAAGACTCGGAGATGCTGGGGCGCCTCAAGAACGTGCTCGAGGGTGCTGCTCTTGGCTTTGCGACCGACGCGGTGCTTGACTCCATCCGCGCCGTGCGGGTCCGCAACAAGATCCTGAACGCCGGCGGCACGCGGGAGGAAGCTGCTCAGGCGATGCTGAACAAGCTTGACGACTCGTACCAGTCTCGTCGAGCTCAGGAGTCGCTTGAAGACAAGATCGTCTTCCGCAATGAAGAGGAGAAGACGTTCTCCTTCGTCAGCGCCGGCGGGGATGTTGTCGAGGCGACAGGTAGCGAGCTCGACGGCCTGACTGAGTCGATCGTCAGGAGCCTCGACGAAGAACTGCACGAGCGGCTGGCGGCCAAGGTTCCTGAGAACTCCGGCGACTTCTCCGATCTGCCTGAGCCTGGGTCGCCTGGCTTTGAGGCTGATGAAGTGGACCTTGGCGGCTACGACGAGATTACTCCAGAGGATCTCGACAAAGCAGACTACGTTGGCTCTGCCACGCGCTACATCCCCGAGACGCGGGACGTCAGGCCGCGGTCTGCGCTCAAGCGAGAGCTCGAGGCTCGCGGCCTAGAGCGATACGAGGAGAACCTCTCGATGATGACGGGCGACGACGGGTTCTCGTCCCGCCTGATTCGTGCTCTCAATGACTACGAGCCGCCCTCTCGCCCTGTCGGCGAAAAGCAAATCAACGCGCTTGCCGAGGCGATTGCCGGCAGCCGGGATTTGGCAGGCAAAAAGCAGCAGGAGTTCCAGCGCGCACTCGTCGACCTCGCCGCCTCCAGCAAGGACGTCTACAACGCTGGCGTCAAAGTCTTCATGTGGCGGGTGTACGCCGAGCGGTTCGCGCAGGAGCTTGCTCCGTACCTTGACGCGCTGAGTCGCAACCCGAACGTCACCACTGACCAGTTCGCCAAGGTGGCGTCCTACGTCAAGCACTACGACGGCATCCGCCAAGGCGTCAGAGACGTCTACTCCGAGTTTGGCCTTGGGCTGTCCCGCGCCGGCATCGAGATCGATGAGGATGTCATCGGCCAAACGATGCAGGACGTTGAGACCCTGTCGCCTGTTGCTGTCATGGCGAAGATGGCGGACGATCCTGAGTCCGCAGATCCTGAGCGGATGAAGGCGCTGATCGACGAGCTCGCCACGCTGCTGGGGTCTGAGCATGTTGACGACAACATGAAGGCGCTCCAAGAGTGGCAGCAGTCTTCCCGCATGAAGAAGGGAATGGCCGCTGTCCAGGAGTACCACATCAACTCGCTGCTGTCGGGCATCAGCACCCACGCGGTCAACGTGACCTCAGGCGTGATCATGAGCTTCTGGCAGCCCATCGAAGGCATGCTGGGCGCAGGGCTCGAGAGAGCCATTGCAGCCGGCACGGGCGACACGGTTCGCGCTGAAGCTGCCAGCAAGCTTCTCCGCAAAGAGTTCGGCACGATCTCGGCGCTGTTCGGTGAGTTCACCGAAGCCTACCGACTGGTCAAGCAAAGCAACGGCTCGGACGGCTGGGCCAGCCTGAGCATGCTTGAAGGACGCTTCGTGTCGCCGCTTGACCAGACCTTGGGTAAGACCATGTTCTCTCCGCTTGTCCACGCCATCAAGTTCCCGACCAAGGCGCTCGAGATGGAGGACAGGTTCTTCAAGATCTGGAACGGTCGAGCACGCGCTCGAGCCCACCTGACCGCAGAGTGGTCGGGCCGCATCGAACCGTCCATGCTGGGCGAGCGTGTCACCGAGTCTCTGAACCAGATGGCTAAGGTTCGCGGCGACATCAAGCAGCGCGCGATGGTTGCCAAGCAGCTTCAGCTAGAAGCCGAGGACCGCGCGGTCATCCAGGGAATGGACCCTGAGGGTGTCGACGGCGCCAAGTGGACCGAGGCCGAACTGGACGACATGATGGAGGCGAAGGCGGAAGGCGTCCTCCAGGGACAGCGAGCCACCTTCACGCAGAAGCGCGACGAGGGTCTCTTCGGCTCCTTGGCTGACGCCGCAAACCTGCTGCGGAACCGTCACCCGCTGGCAAAGTTCTTCATCCCGTTCGTCAACACCCCGACCAACATCGTCGACTACGGGTGGGACCGCACGGCAGGTGGCGTCCTTGCCGCTGCCGGAGAGTCGCTTCGCTTCACGGCAAAGCAGATTGGCATTCCGATGGACGAGTCGACCGCTCGGTTCTCCCGCATCCAAAGAGAACTGATGTCGTCAGACATGCAGGTGCGCGCGCGGGCTCGAGCAAAGGTCGCCTTCGGGTTTGGCGCCGTCGGCACCGTGGCCTACATGACCTCGCTCCCGCCGGACGAGGAAGGGATGCCGATGATCACCGGCTCCGAGCCGAGCAACTACAACGTCGCCAAGTCCCTCAAGGAGGCGGGGTGGCAGCCGTACAGCATCCGCATTGGCGGGACGTACGTCAGCTACGCGCGCCTCGACCCGATTGCCACGCTGCTCGGCGCTGTGGTCGACGCTTCTCGCTACATCCAAGAGAACGCGGACGAGCAAAGCACTGCGACCCAGTACGCCCAAGCAATCATGATGAGCTCCGCGGTGTCGATCGGAAACAACCTGACCTCGAAGACGTACCTCAAGGGTCTGACCGACGTCCTTAGCTTTGCGATGGACCCCGATCGCAACGCCGAGCACCTCGCGGGCTCGCTGATCCAGACAGCCGTGCCGTCGATCTCTGGCGCATTTGCTCGTGCCATCGACCCTGAGATCCGAGAGAAGCGGGACATCGCAGACCGCCTTATTGCTCGTATTCCCGGCTGGTCGAAGACCCTGCCCGCACAGCGGAACATCCTTGGCGAGCCGATCGAGATGGACCTCCAAGCTTGGGCCGCGTTCCTGCCGACGCGCTTCTCGAGGGTCAAAGACAAGGTCGTCGACCGCGAGCTCGCGCAGTTCGCCTACGGCTTCTCAGTGCCTGAGACCACGAAGGGCGGCATGGACCTGTTGGACGAGCAGTACAACATCGGTGACCAAGCTGCGTACGACAGGTGGACCGAACTCAGCGGCAAGGTCCGCATTGGTGGCCTCGACCTACGTCAACGCCTCCGCAAGCTGATCCAGTCCTCCTCGTACCAGAAGCTGACGCCGGATGACGACGAGAACGGAAACCGCAGCCCGCGCATCCCGCTGATCAAGCGTGAGATCCGCCGCTACCGTGAACGCGCCTGGAAGCAGATCCTCCAGGAGCAGCCCCGTCTCCGCTCCGACATTCGCAAGCGCACCCAAACCCTGAAAGCCCGCCGAGAAGGACGCCTCGGATTCTGATCATGAGTTCTGTTAGCTACTTCGTCGCCAGCGACGGTGACAAAGACTTTGTCGTTACCTTCGAGTACTTGGAAGAAGGGCACCTCTTTGCCTACCTGAACGGCGTGCTCGAGACCGACTGGACGATTGTGGACCCGAGCACTTTGCGGTTCGGCGCCGCAGTCACAACGACCGCCGGGGACATTGTGCGGATTGCGCGCTCCACGCCAATCGACAGCCCTGAGGTTTCGTTCCAGTCCGTGACCTCAATCCGCAAGCGCGAGCTCAAGCGGTCAAACGACCAGCTTCTGTTCAAGCTACAGGAACTCAACCTCGACACGTTTGTGGGGCTGTCCAAGAACCTCGCGCTGTCTGCGTGGGACGCGCAGAACCTTCGCATTGAGGACGTAGGCACGCCTGTGCAGGGCGCTGACGCAGCCAACAAGACCTACGTCGACAACGAGATCACGACCGCAATCAGCGGGGGCGGCAGCGGCGGTGGCACGGGCCTGCCGGATCCTGGGGTCAACGACGGTGGACGCGCGGTCCGCCTCGTCGGGGGTACGCCTGGGGTTACTCCGCCGACCTACGCTATCGCGGGTCTTGCGGTTGGCGAGGCTAACTTCAAGCTGGACTACACTGGCGAACCCATTCCTGGCATCACCGGCATGTTGATTGAAAGCACAAACAATGTACCCGGAGCCTACACGTTTCCCGCGAACTCAGCAATGGCTGTCGAGCTTGACACGTTCGTCCTGCGACCTGTCAACGGATTTGTTGTCGTGCAGTCTGACGGCAAGACGATCACGATCCCGCAAGGCAAGTTCGAAGTAGATGCTTGGGCTACGGTCACTACGGGAGGGTCTAACACTGGAACAAGCACGTCGCCTCACTTCTGCGCCCTTGGTCTGCGTAAGTCGGACAACACTTTGTACTACGAAACCCGCAAGACGTACGTCGGCTACGGCCCTCAGGGCGTTGGTTCCTTCGCTGCAAAAGGATCTGTGACCTTGCACGGTAGCTGCCAGATCGATGCCAGCGCCGGCGCTACCGATCTACAGCTTCGGCTTGCAGACGCTGGTTCTGGCCCAGGAAGCGCGATCTACTGCCTTGAGGCGTACGTCCGCGTTCGGGAGGTGATCGAGTGAGTGGCTGCCAACACAACCACGACAACTGTCCGCACTGCTCTGAAGCAGAAACCCTTCGACAACAACTGAGGTATCTATGGATCATCACTCTGGCAAACGCAGCAGCTCTCGGAGTCGAGTTCCCGCTGCTGTTGAACAGATGATCGACGACTCTCTTCGCAAGGGAGAGGTCCTCGATGCCATTGACTCCTTGGTGGCCCAGCAGCTTCTTGGGCAGCTTGGAGGTGACGAAGTCCCTGCGTCCCTGATCAAGGTCGCGATGGACTACCTAAAGGACCGTGGCTACCAGCCTGCGGACCTGTCTGCCCGTTCAAAGAACAACGGGTCCAAGTCAGTCTCCATGGACGACATGGTCGACTGGAACGCTCTGCCGTCCGTTGAGGAGCTCAACGCGCCCCTCGACAAGTGAACGGCGAGTTTGTCGATCCCGTCAAACGCAGTGACCTCGAAAGCCTTCTCCTGACCCTGAACACAGTCTTCAAGCCTCCGTACGAGGCGAAGGTCGTGGTCTCTGGGAAACTGGAGGGGGCCTTCGGAGATTGCACGGTCAAGGACGGGAAGGCGGTTATCAGGATCGCTCGAGGAATGCCGCGTTCCCTGGCTGTCGAAGTTCTCGCGCACGAGTACGCGCACCTGCTGTCCCACGATTACCACGGTCGCAACCATGACGCTGTGTGGGCTGTTGCTTACGCAGAAGTCTACAAGCTTGTCATGGGCGACCACTGACCCACCTGCCTATGCGCGTCACCGAGACCGACAAGCTGTACCGCTTCCAGTCGTTTGCCCAGCTTGTCTGGAGCCATCTCAACCTACCGCCGCTGACCCTTATCCAGCGGGAGATGTGCGATTGGCTCCAGTTCGGTCCAACGCGTTGCCAGATGTGGGCTTTCCGAGGCGCCGGCAAGTCGTACCTGACTGCGGCCTACGTCATCCACCGGCTGCTGATCAACCCTGAGGAGAAGGTGCTTGTGCTCTCGGCGTCCAAGGACCGCTCCGACGCCTTCGTGCAGTTCACCCGTCGCCTTATCGAGGAGATGCCGATCCTCGAGCACCTGAAGCCTAGGCGGGATCTGCGCTATCGAGACTCCAACGTCGCCTTCGACGTCGGCTGCTCGACTCCGTCGCACTCGCCGAGCGTCAAGGCAGCAGGCATCACGGGCCAGATCACTGGCTCTCGCGCGTCTACGCTGATCTTGGACGACGTCGAGGTACCGTCAAACTCCGATACGCCTACGGTTCGCGCCAAGCTGCACGGACGCGTGACAGAGATCGAGGCGATCATGATGCCCGCCAACGAGGAGCTCGGGATCGACCCTCGCATCCGGGTGCTCGGGACGCCTCAGAGCATGGAGACCGTGTACGCCACGCTCGAGGAGGCGGGGTACGTGCCTCGGATCTGGCCGGTGCAGACGCCTGCCGAGGACATCTTGGCGGGCTACCACGGACACATGGCGCCGTCGATCCAGGCCATGATGGACGAGGCGGAGCGTAACGGGATTGCGGTTGCCGGCATCCCCACGGAGCCGGGTCGCTTCACGGTTGAGGACCTTGCACGCCGGCGCTTGACGTATGGAGCTCAGGGCTACGCGCTACAGTTCATGCTGTCGACAAGCCTTAGCGACGCGGACCGCTATCCCCTGAAGTGCTACGACGGGATCTACGCGTCCTTCACTCCTGAGCGTGTGAAGGAGGTTTACATCCATACGCGTAGCTCGCACAACAAGCTCAAGGACCTCGACTGTCCCGGACTCCAAGGGGATGGGTTCTTTAGTCCTGCTGACGAGGTGGGCGCTTGGGTGAAGCCGGACGCGACCGTCGTAAGTGTAGACCCATCTGGTCGTGGGGCCGACGAATGTGCAGTGGTCAGCGGGTCCACGAAATCGGGCTACATCTTCATCCACCGTGCGACGGGTTTCCTCAGCGGTTATGACGAGACTACCCTGACCGCTATTGCTGAAGAGGCAAAACGTGTGTCGGCCTCCAAGATCTTGGTGGAGAGCAACTTCGGTGACGGGATGTTCTGCAAGCTTCTCGAGCCAATCCTGCGCCGGATCTACCCGGTGACGGTCCAAGAGGTGAAGGCAAACGTCCAAAAGGAGCGCCGCATCATCGACACGCTCTCCCCAGTCCTTGAGGGACATAGGCTCGTATTCCACGAGGACGTCGTTCGTTCTGATTTGCGGTTCGTGCATGAGGGAGACTCTGATCTTAAGGCGCGACAGCGGCGCCTCTTCTATCAACTCAGTCACATCACCTACGAGCGGGGCTGCTTGGCGCACGATGACCGCCTTGACGCCCTGGCCCAGCTTGTCGAGCACTTCGCTCCCTTCATCTCTCTCGACGCGTACAGCGAGCAACGCCGGCGCGACGAGGAGGAGATGAAGAAGATGCTCGAGGGCGGAGGCTACATCACTGCGAACACCGGACCACTGTGGTCCGACCCCGCCGAGCTCGGCACAACCTCCCTCCAGGACCCGCTATGATGATGCTCTATTCGAATCCGATGCACCCCCACCCGTCCGCGCGGTCCTGCTGGAGGTGATTGATCTACCCCCTTCCTCGCTCCAAGGTTTGTCCGTAGTGGGGAAGGGGTGTTCACTTGCCAAGGGAATACACTTACACCATGGAGGCATCTAGGAAGTGCTCCAGGTGCGGCGTCCAGCAAGACATTCGAGAGTTTAGCTGGCAAGGTAAGAGGCGTAGAGCGTCTTGTCGAACCTGCCAAGCTGCGTACTACAAGCGGTGGAGGGAGGCAGATCCCGCTGCGTACGCCAAAAGGAAGCGCGCCTCCAACCTGCGAACCAAGTTCGGGATCACGATCGAGCAGTACGAGGCGGCGCTCGCGGCCCAGAACGGAGGCTGCGCCATCTGCGGCTACTTCCACGAAGAGAAAGCCCTGTCCGTGGACCATTGCCACGAAACAGGGTTCCTCCGGGGACTCCTATGCGACTGCTGCAACACTGGCATAGGCAAGCTAGGCGACGATCCCGCCACGCTCAGAAGAGCGGTCAGGTATCTAGAGAATCCTCCGGGGATTCTGGGCACTCAGCGCAAGGCTCCTCGCAACCCTCGCAAGTCTCCTGCGGAGGATTCTCCTCCTTCTTGAAATAGAGAGGACTGGGGTCTTTCTGGAGGCTGTCTTCAAGGAGCATCTCGGCGAGTGAAAGCGCATCTTGTGAGTTCTCGGCAACCTTGCCGGTCCACAATTGAACGGCCAGAGTGAGGCGGAGCGTGTAGTACTCCTGGGGCGTTTGGATGTACATCAGACGTTGTCCAGGTCTTTGGGGCTGGGAGAGTGGGCCGTCTCAAGACGATCCGTGAGCTTGCGGGTGTTGTAAGCAATCAGGTCGGCCAGCGCCCACTGGTTCTTGCCAAGGATCGCAAACAGTCCCCAAAGGACGTCCGAGAGCTCGTCAAACAGTCGGTCCTGCGGGACCTCGCGCCCGTGTCGCTTCGCTTTCTGAAGCACGCCAAGCACCTCGCCGGCTTCTGCGACCAACTCAAGGATCTCGCCCTCGGTGTTCGCCTGCTCGCCGTGCAGGTTCGTGGTGTTCACGAAGGACTGGTACTCCTCGACGATCTTCTCGAGCGAGCGGGGCGTCATGGCCGGGACCGGGTCCACATGCTTGAAGATCTCGTCGAGGATGTCCTTCAGGTCTTCGTTGTCAGGCATCAGTCAGCGTCCTCCAGGAAGTCAGTGTCAAACGGCACCGCAGGCGCCTTGTCGGAGATCAGGTCTTCGGGGACGTCCCCGTCAGTGAACAGGCAATACATGGCCTGACGGAACTCTTCGGTCAAGCCCTCGTACCCGTCGTGGAACCCTAGAAGGTCGAGAACCTCTTGGTAGTCCGTAAAAACCCCAGTATCGAGCAGGCCGTCCGAGGGGCGAGACAGAAAGGCGACCAAGACAGCGTACGCTTGCTTGGGCGTGAGCTCGACGGTGAGCGTAGGTTTAGTGGTCTCAAACATATTCGGTCAGGGACGGCAAGCCAGCGCGGCTTTGATGAACTCGGTGGCTACCGGCGCGACGATCGCATTTCCGTAGGCGCGCAGTCGTCCCACGCGGCCGGGAGCCCCATCAGCCAGCGGGAATGTGCCGGGTTCAATCGGGCGCCAGCGGGGACCTCGACCGTTCGGGTCGGCGCACTCGACCCAGTCCGTACCCGCCCAGTAGCTGCCGCCATGTGCGCCTGCCCAGCGATCCGAGTCTTGGCCGCAATCTTCGGCCAGTTCACGTTGTCCCCGACGTCCTTGTGATCTCGTGCTGTCGGTGTGGCCCATCCCGACGAAGAAAAGCCGCTGGCGGATGTGCGGGGCACCGAAGCCCGCAGCGCAGAGATCGAACGCTGTTGCGGCGTAGTTCGCTCCCTCCAGGTCAGCTTGTACAGTGTCGAACCAAGCGAGGCCGTCTTTGCTCGCAACCTGTTCACCAAAGACAAGCGGAGGACGTCGCTCGGAGATGAGTCGAAAAAAGTCGGGCCAGAGGTGTCGGTCATCGTTGGTTCCTTTGCGGTTACCAGCCGCGCTAAAAGGCTGGCACGGAGGACTGCCGGTCCAAACAGGTTCGTCGTCGGAGACGCCAGCGCAGCGCAGAGCGTGGCTCCACACGCCTATGCCGGCAAAGAAGTGGCACTGCGTGAAGCCGCGCAGATCGTCGGGCTGCACCTCGCGGATCGACCGCTCGTCGACCTCGCCTGGAGCAATCAGGTCCTTAGCGATCAGGTTCCGCAGCCACTGCGCTGCAAACGGATCGATCTCGTTGTAGTACGCCGGCATCATCAGCGAGGAAAGAACAAGCCGGTAACAACAAGCGCAAAGCCCAAAAGACCAAGCGCAAGGCTTTGGCACAGCAAGCCCGCCAAAAGCAGAAAGGCTCCGACGCAGGCAAGGCAGTCAGAGAAGATGTCGAGCTCGTCTTTCATTGGAGGCGGAAGATGTTGGCGGCACAGCCTGCCAGACTCGCGTCAGACGCGTAGGTCTTCATGGAGCTCAGGTGGACGACTTGGCTGTCGTCAACGAACACAATCCCGTTCATGGCGTCCAGCACCGCCTTGCTCAGGTTGTCCAGGTCCCCGATGCGTTGGGCCGTAGGACGCTCAGGCGCATCATCCCGCAGCACACCGTTCTCAGGGTTACCCCTGTAGTGCGCCTTGGGGCGAGGGATCCTGAAGTGCAGCCGCACCTTCAGCGGCCCCGTCAGCGGGTCCTCCTTGTGCAACTTCAGTTGCTCCTCGATGGCTGTCCTCCACTTGGTCTTGGGGCTGTACATACGTACAGACCCTACGAAGACAGTGGCTCGAGGACGGGGCTGCGGAGCAGGCTTCCCGTAGAGAATGATCTGCATGGCGCTGTGTGCTCGTGTATGGGCTTGGAGGCCCTATAGGTGTACTGGGTCGGACTGGATGCCAAAGTCCCATAGAGAGGCTTACAGAGCCTCTGAGCGGCTTCTACGGTTCCAGACCCTGGAGAGCCTTGTGGAGCCTTGGCAGGTACTCGTCCATGACGTCGATCGGCTCGATACCTATTGAAGACCCGTAGGGGGCTTCCTTTAGGTCGTACAGGTCATCCAAAGCAGCTTCGGCAAGATCGATGAGCAGCATCAGGGAATCCGCTAGGTTCTCGATGACGTCGTGCATGCGGCAATTGTAGCTGCCGGCCCGCTTGAGGCGCCTTGGGCGCATGGAGAAGCGTGTAAAACGAGGGTAATCCCCGGGGCGCTCTGAAGGAGGCGCGCGAATACCCCACGGTACTCATAGACAACAAGGCGCCCTGCCAAGCAAGGCGGGGTCAATGTCCATCGCTCGGTGGAATACCCGGGGCACCGTCGTGATGACTGGTGACGCGTTGGCAGGTACGCGGAGATTGAAGCGCCTGTGGCAGTTTGTAGTGAGGCCATGTCAGGCCAGGCGGCTGCAACCCGATCATCCCCTTCCCGAACGGCTCGCTGTGAAGCGCCCGTGTTCTGGAAGCGTGGTCGCTTCTCGAGGTGTGAAGCGTGAGCGTACAGCGTTCACGGTGAGCTCTGAGGGAAGCGCGGTACGAAGGGGGGGTTTGGGGGGGTAGTTATGTATCCCCTTAGGAGTAATGGTGTTTGAGCGAAGCGAGAACACCATTACGACCAGGATTACAAGGGATAAAGGTGCCTCTGACGATCTGTCGTAAGCAACATTGGTCACATTGACGAGCGAAGCGAGGAAATGTGCTTCACTAGAACTCACATCGGGGTGCACCCAACTTCTATAGGGTGTTCTTTGGTGGGCGCGATCTGTGCCAGCATTCCTGATGGCGCGATCTATGCCTGGTTGGGCGTGATCTGTGCCACGGCCTAAGCTGCAACCCCGCGATAATTCATTGCAGAAATTCGAGCACCCATCAGCACTACGCAACGGTTCCGTCCCCCCCCGTGGGGGGCGCCAATTGAGAATGATTCTCATTCGCAACTAGCCCCTCCCCCCCTCGCTCAGGGCCACGTCAGGGCACCCTGCCGCCCCTCCCCGCGAGCTCGACGCCGCAACGCGCGGCGCACACTGCGCGAGTGTGGGCACCGCGCGCCCCCATCTCCGCCGCGAGCGGCGCGAGATCGAGGAGCTGCGGCACATGCACAAGGGCGCCGCGCGCATCGCACGAGCACCGTCGCCGATCGGCACGAATTCGATCCCGCGCCGGGTTTTCCGCGGATTCCACGAAACCCACGCGCCACTTGTGCCGTATGTGTATGTGCCGCGGCGCTCGTGCCGCATCTCTCACACACTCACACATGCAATCTCTCCCCTACGACCAACCCGTCCGCGTCTGGCGTAACCTCCACCGCGAGAAGCAAGGTCTCCCCTCGTGGACGATCGGCGACAAGTCGAACAAGGTGATCGCCTACGTTCGCGAGCTCCACTTGGACGACGTCACGCCCGCGATCGCGCAGGGGACGTTCGATCGCATCCAGGCTCAAGGCAAGCGCAAGGTCTACGCGCGGCTCAAGGGAACCCTGCGTCGCTCTCCCGCCGTGGAACCCACCGAAGAGATTCACCTGAACCCGTGGCGGTGCCGCGACTTCACCCGCGCCGATGGTTCCACGTGGACGGGTGCCCGTTCCGTCTCGTTCGGCTCCGGCTCCGGCTTCCTCGCCTCCCGCGACTAGCTCCACCGCCTCACCGCACCCGAGCCCCGTAGCTTCTGAGCCGCGGGGCTCGTTTCGTTTGGGGCGCTCTCCGCCCGCCTCCCGCTTCGCCCGCGTCCGCCGGACCTTGTACCCGCGTCGCTCTCGCCTCGTGGCTCACGAGCCCGCACACGGCGCCACACGGCGCGCTCCGGCGGGCGCCCCCGAGCCCGCCCGCGAGCCCCACGAGCCTCGAGACCGCCTGGATCCGTCCGCGCGGGCGGGTGTGAATCGGCGCAGGCGGGTGTGAATCGGCGGGGCCCCAAGACGCGAATCGGCGGGGCCCCGAGAATTCTCCCGCTCTCGTGTCCAGATTCTCCACGCGATTGCCGATCGATCCCTTGCGCCCCGCGCTCTCGCCGCTAGGCTCGGGACACCCGCGCGGGTTGCCGCGCATTCTCTCACACACATCCACACATGAAAGACACCGGAACGCCCCTCGATGCCGCGCGCGAAGCCGCTACGCTTGCCGCGCTCGTGCTCGTGGTCTACGCTCTCGATTCTCTCACCCGCGCTCTCGTCTCGTGAGCATCCTCGCCGCACTCTACTACGCGCTCGTGCTCGCGCTCGGCGCGCTCATCCTCTCCGACATCTTGGACCGCGCCCGCCGCTGAATCGGCGCGCCCGCCATTCTCTCTCACACACACAATGCGACACACACAATCCATCCAGGCGCTTTCGCGCGCCGATCTTATCTCCACGACGCGAGCGCCCCGCGTGAATCGGCGCGGGCTCGAGGACTCCATCCGCGAAGATTGGACCGCGCTCGTTTCGCGGGCCGTTCATTCCGGCGGGCTCCGCGAGCGGCTCCGTGAATCGGCGCTCTCCGCGCTTCCCGCGGGTCCGCTCAAACTCATGAGCACGAGCTCCAAGATTTCCAAGGGTGAGGCGCACGGGGTGCTCACCGGGGTGATCTATCTCGCGCCCGCGGGCGAAGCGGTTTCCGATTGGAGCCGCGTGTGTCCGCATTCCACCGCTGGATGCCGCGCCGCTTGCCTCGTCTCATCTGGCCACATGGGAATGAGCCCCGCCCGCAATGCGCGCTTGTGGCGGACCGTGCTTTATCTTGCGGATCCTGCGCGGTTCTGGGCTCTCGCGGTTCACGAGCTCCACGCGCTCGCGAAGCGCGCGGCCCGCGCGGGCATGCTCCCCGCGTTCCGCGTGAACGGAACGAGCGATATCGAGACGCCGCACGGTTTCGCTGAATCGGCGCGCATGCTCGGCGTGCGCTTGTACGGGTACACTAAAGACGTCTCCCGTGCGCTCGAGAACCTGGATTCGGAGGTTTACTCATTCAGCGGTTCCGACGATAGCCGCAATGCCGCGCTCGAGGTGCTCGCCGCGGGCGGACGCGTCTCGGTCGTTCTCGACGTCCCGCGAGGCGCCGATATCCCGAGCTCGTGGAACGGCTACCCTGCGGTCGACGGGGATGCGACCGATGCAATCTTCACGCAGCCCGCGGGATCGGTGCTCGTGCTGCGGCTCAAGGGTACGCGCAAGGCGAAGAGCGCCGCGCGCCGATCGGCGTTCGCCGCGGCCCCGCGTGAATCGGCGGAGGTGGTATCGTGAGCCCGTCATCTATTGAGCTCCGCGATAGCCTTTCGCGATGCATCGCGTATCTCCACAACTGTGCAGGCTCGCGAGACGATCGTGAATACGAGGCGCGCCGTTGGGTCTACACCCTTTCCGAGCACGACGCTGAATTCCGATGGCTCGCGTATAAGATTGACACCGTAGCGGTTGCGATGGTCCGCGCGCTCGAGGCCTTGGAGGACTGGGGTTCCGCGATTACGGACGGATCGGACCCGAGCCCCGCTACCGTTTCCGCGGTTAGCTCCCTCATGGCTTATCACGATCTAGCCTAGTCTCCCGCGGCCCCACCCGAGCCCCGTTCCCGCTTCACCCGCGGGGCGGGGCTCTCAGCATTGGACGTCCGCGCGAATCGGCGCAGATTTATCGCGGTTCTCGTAGGTGAATCGGCGCACCTCGTGCCGATACACTCAGGACACCGCAACACCCGCATCCACCGAAACAGGGAGGTTTCGATATGGGTTTCCGTACAACCATTCACGCTCTCGACGGTCCGCAGATGAGCGGCCAAATCCGCCCCGTGACCACGGGATACATCATCGAGGGGCAATCGCGCGTGTTCCCCACGATGCAGGAGGCGCTCGAGTTCCAGGCGAAGCACATGTACCACGGGGAGCGCCCCGAAGGCCGCGCTCGTACGCCACGCGCTGGCGTGTGGACGCCCGTGAGCTACGAGCAGGGTGGATCGGCGCGGGAGAAGACTCTGACGCATATCGTGCAAGCAATTGCGCTCATCACGCGCGTGGAGCAGCACCTGCAGGCGACGGCCCCGCAGGCTGTCGACGGGGAGCTCGAGGAGCGCACCGAGGAATTCGAGGCGATGATGACGCGCCTGGATAAGCTGTTCTGGGCGCTTCAATCGGTCACGATGCAGATTGAATCGGCGCCGGGCATCGATTTCGTTCCGCCGCTCTCGACCCCGCAGAGGTCTCTGGGTGGAGCCTGAGGACGAATACGAGGCTGCGCTTCTCGCGCGCCTAGCTGGGCTCGATCGCGAGCCCGAGCAGACCGAGACCGACGCATGGTATCTGCGGGTCCCGCTGGAAGACCCATTCTGAGATGAAGGAACACACTGAATACCCCAAAGGCGCCACCATCGAGGAGCGTATCCAGATTGCAATCGGCAGTCGCTGGAAGGGTGTCGTGCATTCAGACCGACACTGCAATCGTGCGCGGGCCGTCGCTCGCCTGTTTCCAGGGTTAACCCCGAAGCAGTTCGATCAATCGGCGGTGATCGCGGCGCTCGAGGCCAACCATTCGACCATGTATCGCCCGAGCACGGTCAACAAGTACCTAGGGGTTCTCTCTGGTCTCGGATTTGACGTCGAGTTCCAGCAGGAAATCCAAGAAGAGGCGCGCGTGCTGACGGACGAGGAGATGGAGCAGCTGGACCGGAACGTCCGCGATGCTGAATCGGCGCCGGCGCTCAAAGCGGTCTACGCGGTCCTGCGCGACTCTGGATGCCGGGGCCTGACCGAGCTCGAGCGTCTGGACTGGCGCGGGATTGATTGGGAGCGCAAGACGTTCCGCCTGACCTCGAAGAAAGGCAACAAGACGACGACGCGCATCGTGCCGATGACGCCGGTGACCGAGCGCGCTCTCGCGTGGCTCAACGGCAACGGTCGTAGATCGGCGCTGCCGACTCCTGGTAGCTGGCGCGCGTTCTGGATCAAGGTGCGTCTCGACAAGCGCAATCGGCCGTACGACCTCCGGCATTCGTTCTGCTCGCGCCTGCTGCACAAAGCGGTTCCGCCCGTCACCGTGCAGAAGATCATGGGTCATTCGCGTCTTGAGCAGACGATGGCCTACTTCCACTGGACTACGGACGCCCTCGAGGGTGTCCGCGAAGCACTCTCAATCGACCCCAAATCATGAAGCTCGAAGAAGCACTCCCGATCCTCCGTGAGGGGCGGCGCATCCGCCGCTCGCTCTGGAACGGTAACCCGAAGTTCATTCGCCTCGTGGACCCGCGCATGGAGCGCGAGCTCGACGGCCCCGAGACCACGTATCGCATCCGCATCGGCGACACCGTCACCGAGGACGTCTACGTGGACGAGAAGGACGCGAAGGCAGATCTCGCCAAGTTCAAGCGCGACCTCGCGAAAGCCTGGAAGCTGCACGACGAGTTCGTGAAGAAGTTTGAGGCGCTCGAGGACATGGAGCGTGGATCGGCGGAGCGCATCCCCGCGCCTGCGAGCCCGCGCAACACGTACGAGGACAGCGAGGTCGTGAGGCAGGCGGCGAATCGGGCTGGACGCATCAACACGGAGATCCTGCTCGCGCACGACCGCGACTCCAGCATTTATCCGTACGTGATGACGCTTCCTGACCTGCTCGCGGGCGACTGGAGCGAAGCCTGATGAATGAGCAGGCCATCACCTCTCGCTTCCGAGCTCACCTTGCCGCTGGCAAGACGGCCGCCGAGAACAAGAGAATGATCGTGCCCCACATCCTCGCGGCGCGCTCGCCTCGGGAGTTCAGCGACACGCCCGTTCAGTGGGTGCAGCACGCCCCCGGCTGGCTTCAGACGGAGTGGACCGAGGGCGACCTTGTCTTCGAGAACAAGTACACGCTGACCGAGGGGCAGTGGGCGACCAACCTCTTCCAGAACGGCTACCGGGAGCGACCGGGCTGGTTCATCATGCGGAACGTCCTGCTTCAGCCTCAGCTCGAGCCGTTCAACGCTGGCATGCGGTGGGGCCTTCGAGCGCACAACATGCCTGCGGCGCTCTTCGAAGATGTGGACTGCTACGCAAATCTGAACAGCCACGGCCTGTACGTCTCGCCGTACGAGGACACGACGTTCAATCGGTGCACCTTTGTCCGCTGCGGCTCGCAAGGGATCCAGGTCACGTATCGCCCGCGCGACGAGTCGCAGTCCTATCAAGGTGACAATCGCCACTTCGCCAAGAAGACCACGCACGTCCTGCGGGACAGCCACTTCATCGACTGCGGTGAGACGGGGCCGTCGCGTAGCTTCGCCGCTACCTACCAGAACCCGGGGTCGCAGGAGTTCAAAGCCTCGGTGCTCGTCGAGAACTGCTCGTTTGTGGAGGCGTACAGTCAGCCCTTCGGTCGCTTCGAATGGAAGTCCACGGGCGCGCTTCTCCTGTCGCCGATGCCTTTCAGTCAGCCCGAGGTGCTGACGAGCAACATCACCGAGAGCCTCGTGGTGCAAAACACGCTCTTCGACTACACGAAGGGAGATCGACCCATGGCGCTCATCCGCTCGACGGACGAGGTGCTCTTCGAGGACTGCATGTTCATCGCGCGCGACTACGAGGGAGTCATCAGCGTCAACGCGGCGAACGCCCACACCGGCACCTCGAAGGTGAAGCGCATCGTGCTTCGGAACAACAAGACCGAGGGCACGGTGCGACTTCGCATTAACAAGGACGACCAGATGCAGTGGAATGACTGGTTGCTGGACATCGACATGAACACGGAAGGACGCGAGGTCGTGATCGACGCCCAGACAGGAACCGTGCTCGTGGATCGACCGCTGCGCGCAGAAGTCTCAGACACATTCATCCAAAGCATCAAGGACGAGCGGGAGGTTTACTTCGGAGGTCAATGAGCCTATGTCTGAGCCCCTGACGAGAACTGAGCAGCAAGACCTTGAGCTCTACTCCCTGATGGGCGAGCTCGGAGACTCCGCTGTCCGCGAGCGGTTCCAGGTCCTCAAGGACCAAGGCAAGATTGACCAGACAACGGTCGGTGCGCGGCTCATCGCGGACTCCGCCGGCAAAGTAATCGCAGCGGTCAAGGTCTTCATGGAGCGGGGCGAAGACGCACGCGGACGGCCCTCGGCTCGAGTCGCTCGCATTCGCGAGCTCGTGCGCGACGTCGGTGTCGAGCGTTCGGTGTTGATCGGGCTGCGGACGACACTGGCTGCGGTCACCCGCAACCACACTACGTGGCGCAAGCGCACGACAAACTCGATCCGCGGCGCGATCGGGTACGCGATCAAGGAGGAGATGGATTGGCGTCACCTCAAGAGCGAGAACCCTTCGCTGTTCAGCTACGCAGCACGCAATTCTGGACAGCGCACCGCTCGCGAACGCTCAGGCATCAAGAAGCGCCTGCAAGAATCGCTTGCCGAGAAGGATTGCGGCTGGTCCAGCGAAGACGTCCTGATGGTTGGCGCGCTTGTCCTGCAATGCATCATGGACTTTGGTGGCCTGATCGAGCAGGAGCTCACGTTCCGCTCCGACGATCCTCGCGCCAAAGCGAAACGCTACGCGCTCGTCACGCTGAAGCCAGACGTCCTTGAGTGGATGCAGGACGGGAACAACTACCTGGCTGCTGTTCGCCCGCGGAACCTCCCGATCACCACGCCGCCGCTGGATTGGGGCCCCGACCTTGTTGGCGGCTACCCGAACCGCCCTGGCGTGCCGCTGGACATGATGACGTCTCGGAGTAGGTCGCAGTACGCTACCTTCGCTCGAGCTTCGGAATGCCCGACGCTGTACCGCGCCTTCAACACGATCCAGCGGACGCCATGGAGGATCAACAAGCGCAGCTTCGACGTGCTTGCAATCTCGGTGCGCCAGAAGTGGACGGACGTCGGGTTTATGGGCACCCTGCCCGACAAGCCCAAACCACCGGCGCACGACTTCGCACCAGGCGATCCTGCTTGGCTTGACTACAAGTACAAGCGGCGCGAGTGGCTGATCCTTGAAGAGCGGTTTATCGGCGAGGCGCTCGCTGCTGGGCGCACGCTGTCCATCGGCGAGATCTACGAAGACTTTGACCGCTGGTTCCTCCCGCATCAGATTGACTTCCGCGGGCGGTGCTACCCGATCGGTTGTCCGGTCTCATACCAGGGCCCCGACTGGCAACGAGGCATTGTCGAGTTCGCTGACGGGAAGAAGATCGGCACACAGGAGGCGCTGGACTGGCTCCTGATCCACGGCGCCAACTGCTACGGCGAGGACAAGCTTTCGCTCAAGGACCGCATTGCGTGGACCAAAGAGAACGCGCTGAACATTATCTGGTCTGCCCGAGACCCGATTGAGTACCGCTGGTGGAGCGAAGCAGACAAGCCATTCCAGTTCCTGTCGTTCTGCTTCGAGTTCGCCGACATGATGGAGCTCGACGATCCGCTGGACCATGTCAGCCACATCCCCGTGGCAGTCGACGGCAGCAACAACGGGCTCCAGATCTACTCGATGCTGATGCGGGACGAGCAGGGGTGCCGAGCGACCAACTGCGTCCCCGTGGACGAGCCGCAGGACGCGTATCAAGAGGTCGCTGACAGGCTGACTGAGCGCATGCGCGAGTACGCCGCGGGCCACGACGACGCCAAGCTGCGCCGGCGGGCGAAGCGGGTGCTCGAGTTTCTGCAAGCGAACGGCATGGACGGGTTCCCGCGCAAATCGGTGAAGCGCCCTGTCATGACGCAGCCGTACGGCGCCACGGTCTACTCGTGCCAGTCATACCTTGTCGAGTGGTATCACGATTTCGTGCGCGGCAAGACGCTGACCGGGCTCGAGAAGCCGTTCCCCGAGCGCGATGCCTACAAGGTGTGGCACTGGGTGGGCTCGATCGTGTGGGACATCATGGGCGAGGTGCTCTTCCGAGCTCGCCACGCCATGGACTGGATCAGGCAAGCGTCCGACATCTTGGCCGCGCACGACGTTGACTTCGCGTGGACCACGCCGCTCGGCATGCGCTGCGGCCAGGATTACAAGAAAGGCACCGTGGAGCGAGTCGGGTTCCACACAGGGCGCCAGATGTACATCCGCGTCTGGAATGCGACCGAGCATGTGGACGGCAACAAAGCCGCAAACGGCTCGTGTCCCAACTACATCCACAGCCTCGACGCGAGCGCCATGTTCCTGACGGTCGAGCGCGCCTCCCTCGCGGGGGTGACACATTTCCAGATGATTCATGACAGCTTCGGCACCCACGCTGCCGATATGCCTGTGCTGGCCCAGGTCCTGCGCGAGAGTTACATCCAAATTCTTGAGGGCAACCCCCTACAGGACTTACGGGCAGAGCTACAATCATCCCTACCC